TTCGTCTCAGCCGTCCTGCCGGTAGTGCAGGGTGGCATGGCTCAGACAGCGGCCCTGACGGACGCCTACCTGGCGTCGGTGGAAGCCGCCATGTTCGGCACCACCGTGCGCCCCATCGGCATCAGGGCGGCTGACATGACCACCGAGGCCATCCGGGGGGTGGGGGCTACCGAGGTCTACGGTCGGGCCGGGTCGTCCGTCTATGTGGCCCTGAGTGACGGCAAGGGCCTGGTTGATGCGGTCAAGGGCGGGATGCTGCGGGCCCTGTCCATCGCATCCACGGATCTACAGCTGGCCAAGACCCACACCACCCGCAAGGTGGCTCAGGAGCGGGACTCCATCGTGGGCACCCGGCGAGTGATCCGTGGAGGGAAGTCCTGCGGGTTGTGCATCGTGGCCAGCACCCAGCGCTACACCAAGTCAGACCTGATGCCGATCCACCCGGGGTGTGATTGCGGCACCCTCCCGATCTGGGGGCAGCAGGACCCCGGCCAGGTGATCGACCCGGACCAGCTGGACAACGTGCACGCCCGGATCGCTGAGCGCTTCGGCGCCTACAGCTCCGGTGCCCGGAAGATCCCCGGGGTCACGGACCCGACCACGGCTGGCCCGCTGGAGTACCGCAACGTGCTGGTCTCCCACAACCACGGGGAGATCGGGCCGGTGCTCGGGGTCCGTGGCCAGGACTTCACCACGGCCGGCGAGCTATAGCCCCACCAGGATCGGCCGGTCTACGGCATCGTTTGTCACCACCACCGCCGAGCTGTGATTGGTCCAGCCGCCGGCTATCCGGTCCAGCTCGCAGACCGAGCATCGACCCTGAATGCGGTCCGGGTTCCGGAAATGGAGATTGCCGAAGCTGGCTCCCTGGCGGTCCGGGTAGCCGGGCCATGGGGCCAGCCTGAAGTGGCAATGGCCATCCTGATGGTAGACCGTGTCAGCAAATACCAGGTACTCGGACCAGGCGTGCCACGCATTCTGGTGCGCCATGGCCCCGGTGTATGGGTTGATGACATCCAGATACCAGGTCTTGAATCGGGATCCGTCCGACTCCTGCCAGTGGAACTGGGTCAGCCGGTAATGCCAGCTCCCCGAATTGCAGCCCCGGTATTCGGCTTGGGTGATCTCTGCCGCCCCCGCCGGGGTGGCCACCCCCAGCAGACACAGCGTGGTGATCAGCAGGAGAGCCAGCCGGCGCATGACCGAACCTTACCGCTGACATCGTATGGAGCCGCTAGCTTCCATGAATTGAAAGTGCCCTGGGATGGGGTACTCTGAGCAATGGAGGCCGGGATGGCCGACGATGACAGCCAGAATCAAGATGGTGCCGATGGCCGGGATGGTCAGGACACCGGATCCGGCGGGGATCGCCGGGATGATGAAGGTCTGAAGCGAGCCCTAGCCGCCGAGCGGAGACGGGCCCGGGATGCTGAGAAAGCCGCCGAAGACGCCCGCCGGGAGGCAGACGAACTGCGGCAGCAGACGCTTAGCGCCGATGAAAAGAAACTGGAGGACGCCCGCCGTGAGGGCGAGCGATCCAATCTGGGCAAGGTCAAGGAACTGGAACGCCAGCTGCTGAAGTACCAGGTAGGCGCCGAGATGGGTTTACCGGCCAAGCTGATCAGCCGGCTCCAGGGAGATGACCGAGAGTCACTAGAGGCCGATGCTGCGGACCTGCTGGAGTTGACCGGGGCCAAGCCCCAGGGCAACCAGGACGATGCCGGCAAGGGTGGCGCCAGCCAGGACGACGGGAAGTCGGGCCGGCTGGATACCGGGGGAGGACGTCGAGACGGCGCCCCCGCCCGCACCTCCATCAAGGAGGCCCGTGAGCGCTACAAGGCCGAGCGGGAAGCCAAGGCCGCCAACAAAGAAGACCCCTTCGCAAACTGGGGTGTTCGAGTCGGCGGGAAGTTCGGCACCACCACCTAATCATCTAACCCGAGGACGAACATGGACATCACCGTTCGCCAGGGCACCGTTCTTACCAACGGTGATCAGCGCTGGATCAGTGGGGCGACGCTTAATGCGCTGCGTCACTCCACCAGCACGATCACGTTGGCTCGTTCACTGTTCGACCTGGTGACCGCCTTTCCGAATGGGTTCATTCCCTCGGGTGTGGTCCTCGGTCGGGTGACGTCGGCCGGTGCCACCCAGTACATGTATGGCCCCTACAGCGATGCCGCTGTTGATGGTCGTACCACTGCCGTGGGCTTCCTGCTCACTGACGTGCCTTACGACCGCAACAGCACCGCCAACATGGGTGCCGCCCTGCTCTGGCAGGGTGAGGTCTACGAAGCCTTCCTGCCCACCGGGCACGGTCTCGACGCCAACGGCCGAGCTGACCTTGCCGCCAAGTTCCGCCTGATGGCAGTGGGGGTGTGATCTAGATGGCCACCGAATACGTCAGTGGAGTCATCGACTACCCGGACCTTATCGGCTATGTCCGGGACAACGCCGTCCTCGATGGACCTTCGCTCCGGGGAATCTTCCCTGAGCTGGAAGTCGAGGACCTGGTCTACGAGCTGAACAACCGGGACGTCACCTTCATCAACACCGCCAAGTACCGGGCATGGGACACGGCGCCCCCGCTCGGTAAGCGGGCTGCGATCACGACCCTGCGAGGCGAGATCGCACCGCTTGGTCTCTCCATGACGCTGAACGAACGGGAGCTTAAGAACTTCCAAGCGTTCCTTCGTGGAGATCCCACCGGGAGCCTGGCGGACATCTATGACGATGCCTTCGCTACCGGACTCGCCTGCCGGGTTCGCTTCGAGGCAGCCATCGCAGACGTCCTCCATGACGGCATCGTGACGATCAATGAGAACGGCCTGATCGTCACCGCCGACTTCGGGGTTCCCGGTACCCACTTCGTCACAGCGGGCACGCTCTGGTCCAACACCGGAGCCAGCACCCCGATCACGGACCTGCTGGCCTGGGAAGCCATCTATCGGGCCGACAACGGCGGGCGGAACCCTGACGTCTGGATCACCTCCAGCGAGGTGTTCGGTCAGCTGACGCTCAACGCTCAGCTCCGGTCCTACAACGCTGACAACGGCACCACGCCTGCGGCGATCACGGCCGAGGGTGTCGGCCGGGCCTTCACCCTCGGTGGCGTCCAGGCTCCGGTCCAGGTGTTCGACGGGTACATCCCGAATGCTTCGGGTGTCGCCACGCCGACGCTGCCTGTCCGCTCGGTTATCGGCGTCCGTGCCGGTCTGGGCAATCTCGCCTACGGCACTACGCCTTCAGCCCAGCTGATGGCCACGAATGGCGACATCGACCACCGGGAAGCCGCCGGAATCGTGTGCTACGTGGAGCAGGAGATCCGGCCGGCCCGGGTCATCACCACCAGTGAAGCGGTGGGCCTGCCCATCCTGCGTGACCCCAAGGCCCTGTTCCGGGCCACGGTCTAAGGGAGCTGACATGGCAGATGACACCAAGGATCAGGGCCAGACCCAGGCTCAGGACAAGCCCCGAGGCCGTGGACGCCAGCTGGGGTCCAACGTCCTGGTGGTCACCGAGGACAACCCTCAGGGCACCTGGCACGGACCGGACTACGAGGACGCTGGTGCGCCCCCCTCGGGCGCTCTGGCGGACGACCATCCGGCCTGGGTCCAGCGAGCCACCGAGCCGGCCGAGCTGGCCGGGATGATGGAGCTGGAGGGTGCAGCCGAGGAGGATCGGGAGTTCGATGACGCAGACGGTGACGACGGAGCTGAGCAGACCGGTGATCGTCACCGGTCTCGTGAAGCTGCGGACGCTGCCGCCCTTCGTCGCCGGGCCGGGGTTCGGCGCTAAGCCCAGTGGCTGAGCTGGCCAACCTCGGGGACGTCGAAGCCATCTGGCAGCGTCAGATCCCCGAGGATGACAGGGAGCCGATCCTGCGCCTGCTGGCTTACGCCCAGGCCAGGATCCGCCACCTGGTTCCCACGATCGACACCAGGGTCACCGACGGCACGCTGAGCCGTGACGTCGTGGCCCCGGTGATCGGTGCCATGGTTGTCCGTGCGGCCGCAAACCCCGCCCACCTGGTGGGGTCCAAGGCGGCTGGCGGAGTCTCCATCACGTTCGACCAGGCGGTCAGGGCCGGTCTGGATCCCACGGCTTCCGAGCTGGAGATCCTGCTGGCCCCGGCCGTTAACAGTGGTCAGCGGGGCTGGGGGACCATCAGGGCCACGCCCGGTATGGGCTACTCGGACAGCTGCGGGACCTGGATCCCCGACTACTGGATGCATCAGCCTCGGACACGGTCGGCACGCCGCTGGCTGTACGAACCGGAGCCCTGATGTTCTACCAGACCATTAACGTCATCAAGCCCACGGTCAGCGCCCCTGACCGCTATGGGGACGTGACGGTCGACTGGTCCAACCCGACCCGGCTGCCCATCGATCACGTCATGGTCCAGCCATCGGTTCAGTCCGAGCCGCAGGAGCCCGGCCGCAATGCCGTGGTCACCGGGTGGCACATCATCAGCCAACCGGGGCGACCGTTCCCGGTAGACGCTCAGGACCGAATCGAGTTGTACGGCGGACTGGTCTGCGAAGTGACCGGGGAGGTGGCCGCCTGGCCCGACCCGATCACCGGCAAGGTTGACCACTACGAAGTGGACATACAGAGAGTGGCAGGCTGATGGCCAAGCTGGAAGGGCTGAAGATCAACGGGCCAACCGTTCGGGAGATCCTGAACAGCGGGCCGGTCCTTAGCATCCTGCGCACCCAGGCCAACGGCATCGCCGCTCGGGCTGGCGAGGGCAAATGGAACGTCCACGTCGAACGTGGCCCCAAGCGTGGCCGTGCCGCCGTGGTCACGGGTGACCGCAAGGCCAGGGAGCGGGAAGCCAAGGGTCGGGCCCTTACAAGGGCTGTAGGGGGCCGGGCCTGATGGGTGTTGTCCTGATCTATCCGGACATCATCGACGTGGCGGAGGGCTACGTGGAGGCCCAGCTGGCCGCCCGTGGCGCTGCCGCCTTCGTTGGCGTCCGGGTGCCCAACCCGAGGCCATCCCGCTTCGTCCTGCTGCGGGAGCTGGGCGGCGCTCGTCACACACTGGTCAGCCGGCAAGCCCAGATCGGCATGGAGGCTTGGGAGTCCAGCGAGGTGGCGGCCAAGGATCTGGGCAGCCTGGTTTACAGCCTGCTGCATTCCATGGCCAGCACCACCATCAGCGGCACGGTCATCTATGGGACCAGTGATATCGCCGGGTTGGCATCACTGCCTGACCCCATCAGCCTGAGTCCCCGCTACGTAGCAACCATCACGATGAATTACCGGGGCACCCCCGGCTGAACGGGAGGACAGTGTGAAAGTCCAATTGGCGTATCCGGTTGATGATCTGGGTGGCCCTGATGACGTCGTGGAAGTAGAAGACCAGCGTGGTCGGACCATGGTTCGTGAAGGCGTGGCTCGCTTGCCTGACGGTGATCATCGATCAGTGGAAGACCTGCGCCGTGAGGCCACCGAGCGGGGCCTGGACGTCAAGTCTCTGCGATCCAAGTCCGCTCTAATGGAGGCTCTGGGGATTGCACCGGCAGTCGGTGGTCCCACCACCAACCCTGGGAGTGAGGACTGATGGCTGGTGATGCTGCCAACCCCCGGATCTGGCAATCCGGTGATGTGTATTACGGTGCGATCGGGACTACCGCTCCCACGGATACCACTACGGCGCTGAACGCCGCTTATAAGGCGGTGGGCCTGCTGTCCGAGGACGGGGTCACCGAGGCTCGTGAGGAAGACTCGAATGACTACTACGCCTGGGGTTCCATCCTGGTGCGGACGGTGCGCAGCCGGCACCGTCGGTCGTTCAGCTTCGTGGCGCTGGAGAACAATAAGGATCTGTGGGTTCTGCTGAACCCGGGGTCCGCCACGCCCGTGACCGCCACCGGGACCACCACCCGGATCGTCAAGGTGCCCACTCCCAACCCCCAGGCGTTCGTCTTCCACATGGTCGACGGCACCAACATCCGCCGCATCGTCATCCCCCGTGGCGAGGTCACCGAGGTTGGCGACACGGTCATGGGCCAGACGGATATGGAGATGCGGGAGATCACGGTCACGGTCTATGCCGACTCCACCGGAGTGCTCTATCGAGAGATCACGAACGACGCTCAGGCCGTGGTGCCGTGAGCCACGTCGATCTGGACGCCATTCTCGATGGGGAACAGGGCCTGCCGTTCACGTTCACCTTCGGGGGCGAAGAGTTCACGCTGCCGCCTCAGATCGACATGCGGGCCCTGATGCTGATGAATCGGGAGGACATCGACGGTGCGATGTCAGCCTTGATGGGTGAGGACCAGTACGTCCGCTTCCTGAAGGCCAACGGCCGGCTGACCCAGGCCCGATTCGAGGCCCTGATGAAGGCATACGCCCGCCATCAGGGGGTCGATGACATGGGGGAATCCTCGGGGTCTTCGTCATCCTTGCCCGCCACGGAGACGCCATCGAGGCTGACCTTGCCCGGTATTACCGGATCAACCTCTGGGCAGCCATCGCAGCGGGCGAGCTGAGCTGGCGCCGGCTCCGGGTGCTGGTGTCTCACCTGCCCTGGGAGTCAGCCTACGCCCGGTCCGAGCTTGGCGAACAGGCCCAGTGGGGACCGGTGGAGCACCTGCTGGCAACCCTGGTCGACATCGAGGCTTTCCAGGCCTACCAGTTCGCCAAGGCCAATAGGGCCCGGGGCGCCAAGCGCCCTGACCCCCTGCGCCGCCCTGGTGCGCCGGACAAGAAGCGGTCCCGCTTGGCTGGGGCTACGACTGAGGAGAAGATCGCTGCGCTCCAGGATCTGGAGCTGCGGCGCCGGCTGGAGCTGGGGGAGGTGATGTCCGATGGCTAGCGAGATCGCATCCGCTTACGTATCCATCTTCCCCCGATTCAAGGATCTCGGTAAGTCCCTTAGCTCTGAGTTCGATTCGGTCGACGTCGATCACCACGGCCGGCGAGCTGGCGGCGCTTTCGTTGGTGGGTTCGGCGCCACCATGGGCAAGCTCACCGCTGTCATTGGTGGGGCCCTGGCGGTGGACAGGGTCGTCGGGTTCTTTGGCAGCGCCCTTGCTGGTGCTCGGGACCTAGAGGAGACGGTCAGCAAGACCCGGACCACCTTCGGGAACCTGAGCGGTGATATCGAGTCTTGGGCTAAGGGTGCCGCTCGGGGCATGGGCCTGACCGAGCAGAGTGCCTTGGATGTGGCGTCCAGCTTCGGCACCATGTTCACTCAAATCGGATTCAGCAAGCGTGGATCCGCCGATATGTCTAAGAACATGGTCCGTCTGGCAGCGGACTTTGCCAGCTACTACAACGTGGCGGGCGGCGCACTGGAAGTCACCGAGGGAATGTCTGCCGCCTTCCGTGGTGAGTATGACACCCTTCAGCGATTCATCCCCACCATCACGGCTGCCTCGATTGAACAGCGGGCCATGGCCATTACGGGGAAAGCGAACAAGGATGCTCTGACTGATCAGGACAAAGCCTTTGCCGCCTATACCGAGATCATGGAGAAGGCTGGTCCGGCAGCTGGTGACTTTCTGCGGACCCAGGACAGCCTGGCAAACCAACAACGCATACTCAGCGCTTTGTGGGGGGAAGCTAAGACTCAGCTCGGTGTGCTGTTCATGCCCGCCGCTCTGGCCGTTACGCAGTGGCTGATCAGTGATGCCATCCCGCTATTCAGCGAGGTAGTTCGTGGGGTGCGGGCCTTTGGGGCGGCATTCAGGGATGGTGGCGACGACATCACTTCGGCAGGGCTGGCTGGGAAGATGGAGGCCCTGGGTGTAGCTGCTCGCAATCTCTATGATGAATGGGCGCCCCGAGTTAAGACCCTTTGGGACATCCTGACCAACACGGTCACAACCCTCTGGGAGAATCGGGACGCCCTGGCGGCAGTGGTCGTCCCGCTGGGCGTGTTCGTTGGTCTCATCGAGACAATGGCCACCCTGGACAAGGCTGCCATAGCCCTTAAAGGTCTAGAAGGTCTTGGCCCACTGATTGCCAAGGCGTTCCCCGCCCTGGCGGCTGCCGGTCCGGCCGGGGCCATAGTGGCTCTAATCGCTGCTATTGGGGTCGCTGCCTTCATTGCCTATAAGAAGTTTGAGCCCTTCCGGGACATCGTGGATGCGGTGGGTCGGGCCATCCGGGATGGTGCGATCGTCGCCTTGGAGTGGCTACAGCAGACATTCGAGAATGTCTGGCCCAAGATCAAGGCCGCTGTCACTGTTGCCCTGGATGCCATCAGTGCGGCCGCAGCAAGGGTGGGCGAGTTCTTTCGGACTGTGGGCACGGCGGCGGTCAGCCTTTACAACGCCGTGGTCACTGCCCTGACTCCCCTGGCTCAGTGGTTCAACGTCAACGTGGTGTCCACGCTGCGGGCTGGATGGGACCTGCTGGTGGCGCTGTTCCAGAATGCTGCCACCAACCTGTCCGGTGTGTTCACCGGGTTTATGGCGGTTGTCGAATTCACCGTGCCGATTGTCATGGTGCTGTTTAACCAGATGGCGGTGATCGTTACCACCGCCTTCCAGACCATGATCGTCATCATCGATTTCTTTGTCGGCTGGGTCGGTGGCATCATCCAGGTAATGGCAGGTTTCCTGCTGCCAATCTGGGGTGCTCTGTTCAACCAGATGTGGGAGATCGTTAGCGTCATCTTCCTGAATATCAAGGCCATCATCGAAACCATCCTCGGGATTATCCGGGGAATCTTCATTGCCGTTACTGGATTGATCCGGGGTGACTGGGGTCAATTCTGGGAAGGCCTGAAGACTATTGCTAGCTCTATCTTTAATGGCGTTCGGGACATTATCAGCAACGTCTGGAATGCCATTAAGGATATCTTCACCACCAATGTTCGGGCCGCCAAGGATGCGGCGGTTAACGGCTTCAACGAGCTGATCAGTTTCGTTGCTACCATCCCGGGTCGGATCACTGGCGCCCTAGGTGATATGGGCCGCTTGCTCTACGAGGCCGGCCGGCAGATCATTCAGGGTCTGATCAACGGCATTCGGGACATGGCCGGTGCCGCTGCTAGTGCTGCCAAGGATGCGGTGGGGAGTGCCATCAGTGGGGCCAAGGGTCTGCTGGGTATCGGGTCCCCATCCAAGGTCTTCATGGAGATTGGTCAGGACACGATGGCGGGATTCGCTATCGGCTTGGCGGATTCGACCAAGATGATCGACAA